CTCGTCCTGCATGTCTAGTTCGGGATCGCCTACCAAAACATCGCCGTCGGGCAGTTCCTCAACCATTAAGCTATCGTCGGGCAAGCCCTCGGCGAACGGGATAATTTTTGGATCAGCCATACATCGTCATCCTCTTGGGTTCGTTTACTTCGTCTTCTTCTGGATCGGTACTGTGTTCTAGGAACCAACCCTTTCGTAATCTTAGCCAGGCTTGCGTGCATGTGTCCACCACGTCGTCATTCGGGTGCGCCGGGAATGCACTTATAATTTCTATTAACTCTTTAGCCCACTTCTTGTCACTTGGGTAGTATATTCTACCATCCTCCAGCAATGCGCTCGAAGCGTGCGCCCTCGCAACCTTATCCCGGTCAGGAGAATATGCCAAGACCGGGACGCCGGCCATGCGTAAATCTTGCAGTAAAGACTGGCCCGACGCCTTCTTCTCGATCAGCACTACGTCGGGCTCCCACTCGTCGTAAGCCTCCTGGGCAATCTTGCGTAGTTCTGGGTACGACGGCTTGTCCCAGTAAGCCTCCAGCACAATAGCGCACATGGCGCCCTTGTGACGAAACACGCCCCAAGTAGTTCGCGCGCTAAAGCTAGAACTTTCCTTGCCCTCAAACGCGGTGTCCCACGATTGCAATACATGCTCAATTTCTGGCAGCTCTTCGCTCTCCCAGGGAACCCACCAGGACGCTTTGAGAATACCGCCGCCCTTGGGGCTCGGACGTTGCTGTAATTGCCCGGCGGCTGCGTAAGAACCAAGGCTCCGCTCCAAGGTCGATAGCTCCTTCTCGCCAAACCGCGCGGGCCACAGAAGTTCGCCCTCTTTAGTGCGCGGATCTGTAAAGCCAAGGGTGGATCGCATTGGGGTTGGATGTCCGATTTCGTACCTGGCAGGTAGCATCAAGTGATCCCACTCATCTCCCAGTTCATTTGCAAGGACATGCCCAGTCAGGTCTTGTTCGTGGACGCGCTGCATGATGATGACAAACGCGCCAGTCTTAGGATCGTCAAGGCGCGTCTGCATTGCCTGATCCCACCAATCTAAGACGCCCTCACGCACCTTGGCGCTGTCTGCTTCTACAACATTATGAACGTCGTCCAAAACGATAATATGGCCACCTTCTCCAGTTAGGGAGCCTGATACTGAGGTACTGAGCCGAATGCCGTTCTCGCTGTTCTCAAACCTAGATTTCTGGTTCATATCTCCAGTCAGGTGAAACTTGTCACCGAAGTGCGCCTGATACCACGGGCTGTCGATTAGGCGGCGACACTTGGTGCTATCCCTGATCGACAGAGAAGCAGCGTAGGATGCGTACAAAAACTTTTTGTGTGGCTGGTGCGTCCAAGTCCAAGCTGGCAGCAAAACGGCTGTAGAGATAGATTTTGAATGTCTTGGCGGCACGTTAATAATCAGGCGCTTTATGTCGCCCTCTACTACAGCTTGTAGGTGATCGCTGATTGCATCCAAGTGCCAACCAGAAACATAGTCAGATGCTGGTTCAATCGTCGGCCAAGCTGCCTTGGTAAACGCCTTCAATGACCTCCGATAAGTCTCCGCGTGAACCTTCTCCAGTGTCAACGTGCTTAAAAGCTGCTGTAATTGCGCTGAGTTGGTCATCACTTACCCTCGTTAAATCTATGACGTTTCGTTGTTCTACAGTAGCTGAGATCTCCTGTCTGTTCGACCAGTTCTCTCTGTCTCTGTTATTTAGGTAGTAAAATATGGCCACGTTATCTTTTTTAACGGTTGCATTTTCAAAGAGTGCATTGACGACTTTTGAGAGGCCAACAGCCTTCCCTTTTTTTATAGTCTCTAAAAACTCTAAATTCTCGGCCTGCCTATTGTAAATAGTTGCAGGTGAAATACCCAAGCAAGTAGCAATTTGGTTGACGGTTAATCCACGTCCAGCCATCTCTTCGACTTCTTGCAGAACTTCTGGTGTGACCTCAAATCTTGGTCTGCCCATTGGATTTTTACTTTTGGCTTTTGCCATTACTTAACCTTTCTTGCAGTGGTGAGCTGTATTTTTGGGAATGTAGATCAGATCACTGAAAAAAGAAAGACCCACCGAAGTGGGCCTAGTTTGCGAGGTAGTGTGGGTTCAGGTGGCCCCAGCCTACGTCGAGCAGTATTTGTGGGTTATCACAGTATGATTTTGCTTTCAAGACAATCAACCAGTACATTCCCCGTCGTCTTGCTGACACAGATATGCCTCATCATCAAATATCCAATCGCCCTGCCGATCAACAAACGATCCTAGTTCCTTATATGTTCGAGTGTCGTGAAACGTGCGGCCTTTTTTTGTTTCCCAATCTGACCACCACGCCATTCGCTCTGGATATTCTCTAAACATTGCACTGAGTGTTGCCTCTGATTTTAAGAAGCAGCCATCGCAATTTCCTGCGCCTGGTACGATTTGCAGATCAAAAGTCTGCGCTTTCCAAAACCGCATGACCTTGGACTTATCTGCGTTGGCATCTGCGAGTGGATACCAATTTTCCCAGCGTTTGTCTTTAGATGGTTTTAATCTTCGCTGTTCGTCTGCGCGGATACCAACGGTGTTGATCCATTGCTTCCAGCCTAGCGACACTAGATAGCGTTTTAAAGTTTTGACTTTCAGCTCTTGCGTACAAGCGCGCCTAAATACGTTTGGTAACATATTGCCAGCTAAATATTTATCAAAGGGCTCACCGTTGCGTGACGCGCCGCTCCAATCAGTTAACCTGACGGCAACTTTGTTGTCCACTCTGTCATACTCAAGCCAGCTAATATCAACACCCCAATTGACCTGACAGTCACGCACAAAATCTAACGTCTCAGGCATTTCTCTACCTGTGTTAGCAAACACTACCTTTGCTGTAATTGGTAAGCCGTCATTGGCTTCCAATATTTGTTTCAACATATAGCCACTCGTTCTCCCACCAGAGAACGAGATAAGCGTATTTTTATCTGATAATTTGTAAGTCACATCGCCAGCATTATTACAACAAATGCGAGAGCGCAGACAGTAAAGGCTACACCAGCCATCACTTCCTTGCCTACCATTAGCACTGCGGCGTGTGGCTTATCTGGGTGGATTGTGAGGTGACCTCTCAGGCTTATTGCGACCCACTCACCGATCTGGCAAGGTAGTTCTCCCTCTTGTGTGTAGACGAACAAGTTTTGATTACCCAGCCTCTTGCCTGAGTTTTCTTGAACCCAATCGGGCATATCTTGGTCGAAGCCTTTAAACTTCCACGACTTGATTATCATTTATTCCTCCTCAAAGATTGAATTGCCTACGTCCAGCGGCAATTCAATTGTGGTTATTCTGAAGTTACAGATTGGGCAGACGCGCCTCCGTTTTATTGTGGGGAAGCCATACGCCATGTGTGGCCGTGAGTCTTTGGCTTGTAGTTTTTCATGGCGGCACTTTGGACAGTGCGATACGGCTAGTGTCATTACGCCGCCTCCGCTTCGAGCATTGCCTTAACACCATTAACTTGCTCGGCGGTTAGGCGCGTTGCTAGTGAGTGTGCCATTGCGGTTGCTTTGCTTGACAGATCATCGTTGGGCGCCTCTACAGCCATGCGAAGTGCCAGCGTGAATGCCTCAAGATTATTGGTTGGTGTTTTGTAATTGTTCATGCGCTTGCACTCCACAAAACCAACGCATCAGCAAATGGCATATCGTTCAAGATGCGGCGTCCATATTCGGAAGAGCGAGGGTCTTTGACCCAATCACCATCAGTCACGGTCGGGCGTAATTTCATGCCAAAGATACCAGCTTGATCTATCTTTTGGAACAGAACTTGCTTCTTCATCTTGTTCTTTAACTCACGCGAAACAAGGAACTCATTGACTTGATCGGCGCACCAAAATTCTAGCTGTTGCTCCATTCCGTCAGGCATCCACTCGCAAGGATCAGTTTTAGGTAGTGTCTTGAAATAATCGTGAACCGCTTTCATCGTAACGCGGTAGTCACCCTTGAACTTAGGGTGGTCATAATCGCGGTCACATCCGCCGTGGCCATCGTTGCTGACAATAGCAACGGGCTTGCCATCCACATATAAAGCCGCTTGATAGCAATGTGTTTCTTCGCTGGCCCACTGAGTGTGTTTGATATTTTTAAGTTCAAGTTTCATTTTAATAGTCCTTTCTAAATAACTATACACAGTATCTAGCGTACTACATACAGTATTACAACCCCTCTGCGAAATTTAATTTAACGGGCATATACCAGCCCTTTCGTCTGTCGCGCACTTCATCAAAGTTCCGCTCCCATCTGAGGACGTTTACGACATCTGAATTTTCTGCTGCTATAGCTGTGCAGATCATCACGGCTATCGGATCTGATCCACCTGGCCACAGTAGGAAATCATCTGGCCCGAAGTCTTGCAAAATATCGTGGGCTGTCGTGATTGCCTTGTTTGGATTAAACTGTGGCCTATCGTCGGGCTCAAACACCACCTGCATTTTGCCGTACCTCGATGCGTCGGTTAGGTCGGGCGTCCACCCAAACTTATTCTCTGTTGGTCGAGTGACGATGTAGACTGTGCTGTTCATATCGTGTCCTTTCTAATTAGAACTTTGATTAACGCGACTGCGTCTGGTTATAGGTCTAATGCTAACCTTTACGGCAGTGGGATGATCATACGAATAGAAAATGTGTTGTCCAATCCGAACAACTTTGTAAAGTTTTCGTCGCCACACTGGGTGAACCTCAACGGTATGGTAATGATCCGCAGTGCTGTACGGCAAGATGTCGGGATCGTTTATGATCTCAACCGCAAGTTTCTGAGCCTTGGCCCAAGCCACTTCGTCCCGTGGCTTGGGCGTGTTGTCCTTTCTGTAGAACGAGAACTGACGGTCTTGGGTAATGACATTACAAATAGACGACGGCCACCGGGGCGACTGAACGCGATTGATGATCACCTTGGCCACCATTAATTGGCCTAGTAAATTTTCCCCACGGCTTTCGTGATACAAAGCCAGGGAGAGGCAGGCGGCTGCGGCTATCAAAAAAACTGCGCCGCTATAGTTACACCCATGAGAAAATAGAGGAACACAAAGGCCCAGCGCGTTAGGAATTTAAATGTTCTATTCATGTATTGCCGCCCTCGTATGGTGGGATAGGTTTTGGGTCGGGCCTCTTTGCCGACAGCTCACCGCCGCAGGACATATATCCGCACGAATCAACCCAATTATCTGCATTGCTTGGGTTCGATTTAATGCGCGCAATCTTGAGTAGTGTCATCATGGC